CTTCGGGACAAAATCTAACAGTTTACACTAACTCGATTGTCAATTCGTTGTACCATCGTTGTGTATTCAGAATTCTTTACCCTAAATTTAAGGGTAGGTTTACTGATGCTGTCAGTTTGATGTCTTATGGAGATGATGTGAAAATGTCTGTCTCTAAGGATTTCCCATTGTACAATCATACTAAAATTCAAGAAGTATTTAATAGCTTCGGAATTGATTATACTATGGCTGAGAAAGAAGCTGAATCTGTCCCTTTCATTACTCATGAAGAGGCTGATTTCCTTAAGCGTAAATCTCGTTGGGAATCAAGTTATTCCTATGTTGATGAAGAAGGAGTAACTCAAAATGGTATGTGGATTGCCATGCTTGACAAAGAATCCATTTTCAAGTCACTGCACTGTAACTTAGCGTCTAAGACCCAGGCGCAAGAGGAAGTTGCTATTCAGTGTATTTGTGGTGCATTGCGTGAAATGTTCTTTTATGGTGAAGAAGAGTTCAATGCTTTCCACGAACAAATGAAAGAAGTTGTATCCCGAATGGGCTGGAATGCTTCCATGCCTGAACAATTCTGGATGCCTTATGAAGCTAGAGAGACTGCTTGGATGAACCAAAATGAGGTTACCAAGTTTGTATCTCAAGGCTATGTTTCTCAGTCGTTTATTAATCCTGAACAAGGAGTATTGCGACCAGGAGGCAAATTGACATTCTTTCAGAATGAACACGAGACTACTCAGGAACAAGTCAAAGATACATTGGCTACATTCCGTGCTAAGAAAGTTGAGAAGTCTGAGAAGAGGGATTACCTTATTTTGAGGTCCTTCAAATTTCAAGGAAAGAAGATTCTCTTTAAGGATTATCGGGAAAAGTTTATGTCTGACCCGTTTTCTTATGAGGCACTTCGATCCTTACCTCCCCAAATCGTACCTGTTGCTGCAGAGTATCAGATATTTTCTGAGCGAGTCCCCAAAACATCTGGAGACTTATTACTTCGTTATACAACAACGGACTACGATATCGTAATCTTAGTAGAGTTAAAATCTAACAAGAAAGGATTCCGGAAGGGCAGGAAGCAACTGAATATTCAACTCAGTGCTTTCCGGGAGTTTACCAAAACGCCCTTCGTGATTACAGTTTTAATGTCACCTTGTGATATGGAAATTATTACTCCAGTTCCATTACAGTTAGCTTCATTGCTTGACTGGTGGCACCATGAGTTGTTCCGTTACTGTAAGAACACTTTAGTGATTACCCCTCAATCGACACGTAGTACAAGGATAGAGGTAATGAGTGT